GTTAGTAGTAGTAGTCGAGCAAATAGCTGAAGTTGGTGTAGAAAACTTGGCAACAGCCGACACGCAAACAGTGAAAGTTGTACAGGCTGTGGTAGCTGAAGTCGTAGATACAGAAAAAGTAGAGGAATTATCAGATGAAGAGCAAGAGGCCGTTGCAGATGTATTAGGTTTTGAAGAGGTAGAAGATGTCGAAATAATTGCAGAGGTCGCAGCAAAAGACGAAACAGTAGCAGAGGCTGTGTCTGAATATGTAGAAAGAGCTGTAGAAAATGCTGATGTAGAAAACTATACACTTGCGGATACTGTCACAGAGGTTCAAGTAGAAGCATTCATTGAAAACCCAATAGGTGAGTTAATAAATGTTAATATAGTAGAGATGGATCTGGAGTCGATTGGTGACGATATGACTAGTGACCAGAAAGAAAAGGCACAAGAAGTCGTGGTTCCAGTAATCATCGCTTCCCAAATTGTCGCTCAAGCTGGTGCATTTATGAGGAGATTTTAATGATCAAAAAAGTTTTTAATTTTTTATATGAAGTATTAGGTATGCCTTATTATTTCGTAATAAATTTATTCAAAGGGATGATTTTTGCTACAAAGAAAACAGGAAAAGGTTTCTTGATATCTGCAAAATTTACAGCAAAACAAATTATAAAGTTTATCAAATCAATACCAGGTATGTTAGTTATATTAGCCAAATGGTTCTTAGATGCAATCAAAGAATCAATTGCACAAATATTTACATTACTAGGTTTTTTCATAGCTTGGTTCACTCTTACAGGAACCGCTCAAGATATCGTAGGTATAGCGATAGTCGTATCTGTGATAATTTGGTTAGTGACTATCAGATTGCGAGATTAGTATGGACGGATGTTGCGGACAAGGTTGTTGCGGAGGCAACTAACTAATGGCTAAAACTCTTACAAAAAGAGATAAATTAAAGATGATCCTAGCAAGAATGCTAGCTGTATTCATTGCAAACGGTCTAGCTATAATTGGGGCTGGAAGTATCATAGGTATAGATACTCTATCTTCAATACTTTTAGCTGGATCACTTGGCGTAGCTAAAGTTACAGAGGCACTTGCTAGAGGTTATCTCAATGACGGTAAATTAACAATCGATGAAATCAACGATGCTTTTGGTAGTATGAGTAAAAAGAAATCATGAGTAAAGATTCAACAAATAATGGTATGACACAAAAGGAGATGTTATTACTTCTTCTTGAAGGTCAAGACAAATTAGACAATAGAATAGATTTACTACACGAAAAAGTAAATACTAAAATTTCAAGACAAGAATTCAGCGGCTGGTTTGTAGCCGTATCAGCGTTAGTGGTGATAATTAACTCACTAATGTAATCAACCCAGAGAGGAGTCTTATGGGCGAAATATTATTAATCCTTACAGTAGCAATAACTTCTATAGGTGGATTTGTATTGTTAGCTGTATTTTATACAAAGTTTTTTAAATATTTTCTAGAGGTGGTTAAAGATATCAATGAGGAAAATAAGAAAGATAAGTTTTAATTGAGAAAAAAAATAAATAGATGTGTTGAGTGTAATGAACCGCTTAAACATGTAATGACTAATAAATGGATGTGTGATCAATCACCAAGTAATTGTAAGTTATCAGCAAAAATTAAATTTTTAAATAACCCAGCAGAGAAAGAGGATGAAGAGGAATGATTTGTGAGTGTCCAGTATGTAGACACTCATTATTTGAAAAGAGTGCAGGGTTATATTGTTATAATGACAAATGCCCTGCATTTGGACAAAAGGTGATTGCTTGTTGTGAGGGTGGACCTATTTAAGGTAAATCGTCTTCTGTAAGAGGTTCTTTAAAATCTAAATAATCAAGTGTATGTTCGAAATACTTACCTTCAGCAATATCTTTTAGCGTGGTAATAAAATACTTACAAAAGTATCCAACAAGAAAACCGATAATATAATCCATAGCTGAAAATATTATCATATAGATTATGATCTTCTGGTTTATTTAATTAAATTTTTGTTTCAATATATCTTAGAAACCTTATAATAAATATTATATGTAGGTTAAATACCTCATACTAAGAGGCTAAGTAAAAGACTTGCCGTAAATATAGGAGGTGAATGGCTATGCCATTACCAAAAACTGTCCGTATAAAAACGGATGCAATCCGTAGGATCGATAACCCTACAAACAGAAACATCTACGAATTAGTAGGTCCCTTATACGCTCAATCTGTTGCAAAAACAGATATTCCAATGGATCCAAATCCAAGAGCACAAAACTCAGATGCAGCAGCATATGAAGGTATGCGTAACAATCTAACAGCTGATAACGATATATTTGAATATGCAGCTAATGGAATGTTGATGTTTGCTTCTGAGGGCTTTTACGACAATGATAAAAAAGAACTTGTTCTTAAATTCAATGGTAGTAAAGGTGACGGACTTGCTAATGGTGGACATATATATCAAGCAATACAAAAAGCTGATAAGCTTGGAATGATCCCTGGAAACAAAAAAGTGTTTTCTCGAATCATTGTTGGGCTTGATCCTGAATCTAAAGTAAAAGTAGTTGAGGGTGCTAGTACTTCTATTGCAGTATCTAGATATTCAATACTTAATTTAACTGGTCAATTTGATTGGATTAAAGAATCTTTAGTCAATACACCTTATGAGGGTAATGTTCAATACTTTCAAAACGATACTGGTTGTGTAAATGTTTTAGACATATTAAGTATGATTTATGCTGTTATGCCTAATAAAGATGATGATGAAGCTATTGATAGATATTGGCCTAGAGAGTCTTACTCAAACAAAGTAAATATTATCAAACACTTTGATAATAAAATATCTAGTGATACAACTGTTAGCAAACAAGACTTTCTAAGGTATGCAAATAGCATTGTAGATATTCTTAAATTTAGAGACTATGTGCAATCTACAGCATTTGAGATCGCTACTGGTATATTTGAAGGCAAAGTATCACTTAAGAAATATTCAAAACTATTTCAAGTAAATAGAGGTACAAATCATTTATTTGCTACAGATGAGCCTACTCATAAGCTGCTGAATGGCTTGATTATGCCAATCATTGCAGGATCTAGAGCAATAAGCAATGCTACTGATGGTAAATTTAAGTTGAAACACTCTAAATTAGCTTGGGATCATAAAGCTGAATCTATCATAGGTAACTTTTGGTCTTTGGCTAAAAATGATGAAACACAAATTAGAGGTATTGTATATAACCCTATGCTGTGGCATTCAACATATGATGCTTTTAAAGATTATTCTTTAAGAAATTTATAAATATACGGATATTAGGGGGCTGAAAAGTCCCCTTTATTCCTCTTCTCTTACTTCCAAACTCTCGTCAACAAGTATCTCTTCACTATCTAATACTTCCTCAAACTCTGTATCCATATCCTCTATTAACTCCTCCGCTGCCTCTTCTTCTATGGACCCGTCATCATCATTTTCGAGATCTTGATCTATATCTGCTTCTTGGTCTATTTGATTGTCATTTTTTCCTAAATGATTCATGTAACCATAACTTGAAATATCCATAGACATAAGTATAACTTACCATTTGGATAATTGGTGCATACCACTGGTTATATCCATTTTCATTATAAAAATCACGCGCTGCACCCCAAATAGAACAAATGTACGAAACTCTAATATTTTGGGACATACCCCTATGTCTGGGCTGGTAAAGGTGGGGGCAATATACTTCACAATATCAGGACTTTGTGAAAAAATGGCCAGATCTAGGGTAAAGGAGGCGATAAACCCCTAGATCCAGCCAATATTGGTCGCAAGATACCCTTATTGTACTAGGGGAGAGGAGAGGATCTGGGATTGGATCTATGTGCATATGTGTGGTTACAGTCTATTTTCATTATTGATTCGCGAGGGGATATATTACAAAATACTTTCATATTCTAGCGATTTTTTTTAGTACCCTCCCCCCTTTTCACAAGGCCATAAGATTGTGAAAATTCAAGGTCCTAACTCCCTCTATACCCTTCACAAGTTCACAAATAAAAAATTAAAATTGTGTTGCATACGGTTCATATGCTGTTAGTCTTAGAGGGTATTGAAAAAATCCAAAGGAGGTAAAAAATGGGTTCAGGAAATACAAAAAATAAAGTAAAGGCTAAATTAATGTCTGTACAGAATATAAAAGATGAAAAAACTTCTTTTGTAGATTGTGGGGCTAAGGAGGTCATTTACAATATTGATTCAACTCACATTGAGAGTGTTGGAATGGTTAGAAATAGAGAAGATTATTCCCTAGTTGATGTGATTGTATTATATAAGGGTGGTTTTAATTTAGGTAAAGCCGATAACCCAAATATAGTTAGAAAATATAACAAAGAATATATCTACTTAAATGTTGATATAGATGATTATAAATATATTAGAGAACAGGCACTAAGAGGAAATTCAATAGGTAAAGCTATTGATAAAGTTCTAAAGGGTGTCTATAACTATATTGATGATGAAGGAACAGAACATGAAATATATAAGGGGGTTTTCTAAAATGGATACTCCAATTTATAAAGATGATGTTGTAAAAGTTATTCAAAACTTTTCACAAGAAATTATAAACAGACTAACCGATATTTTAACCAAAAGTGAAAATATTGATTTGTCACAAACAGAAATACAAAACTTAATGCACTTGTTCGATTTGGAGTGCTTAAGGAGTGGTCAATCTGTTCTTAGGTCATTAGATACAGAATTATTGTTAAGGGGTTCGAAATGAACCCTTTAGCAATTTGTCAAGAAGGGTTTTTGTATGGTACAAAAATTTATAACATTCTAGACTTTACAGGGGAAGGCTGTTTGAACACTTTAGATTTTATTCTATATTGGTCTTATGGTCTCATGGTTTATATTTTTATAAGAACTGTAAAGAGTAAAAGGAAGGTAAAATAATGTATTCAAAACATAAAACTAATAAAATATTAATTGGTGTAGAAACAAAAACTAGAACCGAATTAGAGTACAAAAGCGAATTAATAAAAAAAATATATGATTGGCTTAATAATAAACTTTATGAACTACATAAAAAAATTAATTACAAATATGTAGAGGTTCAATACCCAGAAAATGTTTATAAATTTGAGAGGGTAATATAAAACTGTTATCTAACCAATAACAACACTAAAAAAACCCCAGAAAAAAAATCTGGGGTTTTTTTTATTTTCGGCTAATTTTTAAAAAACTTGTCGCTAGTAATAAGTAAGAGAGAAAAGAGGAAAAATGAAATATAAATGTGACTGTGGAAAATATAAATATAAGTATATGGATGTAACAATTCCATATTACAGAAAACCTAGAAAATTAAAGAAATGGTTTAAACAATGAATAAATTTAAAAAACATTGTTCTAAATGTGGTTATCAATTAGAGATAGATATAGATAAAAGGTTTAAATATAAAACTTATTGGTGCCGTGGTCGTTGTGCCGATTTTTGGAATACATAATTTTTGTTTATTTTTTGTTTTATCCTGTGAAATTTTCAATCTCATTTTAAAAATTAAATGGATCTTAATGCGCTAATAATTTTGATCTAATCTCGAAAACTTATAATTAGCGTTCCCTGGTATGTTATAATTGTTATTGTATTGATTAATTAAAAGGAGTAATTATGAAAACTGTTGATGTAGAAATCGATAATCGTATCGTTAAAATCATAATTGAATTTGATGAGACTAATAACGAGATGAACTATGTTGAATTGTGTTTAAGAATGGATATTCCAAATACTAATTACACTATGGTCAAAAAATTAGATAGTTATAATGTTGAATTTGATTATGATGGAAATTATACAGAACAATCAAGAAAAAAAATGGGTCGTATTGCTACTAATCTTGAGGAAACTTTAAAAGACTTAGATAACCCTGATTTTGAAAAATCCTGGGTTTCATATGTCAAAAGTAATTTAAGAGAACTTATTAGAGACATAGATAAAGAATTAGAAAAAACTTAATAGCGTTTTAAGATCCAAAAAATTTGGGAGAGCCTAAACTCTCCCATTTTTTTTTTGCATTATGTGAAATTTTCAATCTCGTTTTTTGTTTTGTCTTCTTAATATTGCTTTTATCAAATCAAACATTTTTTAATTCTCCTTCCGTGAGTTCTAAGTCTTTTATAATTTGTTGTGATGTCTCAACAATTTCTTTTAATGATTCTTTAAACCTTTTAGAATCCCCTTGACTCCAGCCAATGATGTATCTTATAGAGTAGTCGGAAGAGTCTAGCCCCAAGAATTTTAAAACGGTATAGGCTACGCTCTCTGCTTGTACTTCAGCTATTCCCCTACATTCTTGGTAGTTATATTCTAAACCGTGAAGATGAAAATGGCTTAGTTCATGTATGGTTGTTTTTGCCATTTGTTTTACATCAGCATTTTTAATTTTTATTTCTTTTGACATTGGGTTGCAAAGTCCGTTAGGTCCCCCTAAGTCAGATTCGATATCATAAGACCAATTTTTTTTCTTTAAATAAATTTTTGCTTTATCGATAATCTCTTGACCTTCTAAACCTTTTAACAGAATTGGTTTATTTGGGTTATGAACTCTTAACCCTTTATCGTTTAACGGTTCCGTGTCTTCTATGTCATAAACATAAAAATCAGCGTAAAAAATTTTAGTCTCTTCTAGTTCTTTACCTTCTTTGTCGTGGGTATAGACCAAGGGTCTAAATTGTGGAATTCTAATTGGTTTTGTAATATCTGAACATTTGCATTTAGCATTTGCAAGAGCTCGGCACATAGTACAAGCTACAACAATTCTATTATGGACTGTTTTCCATTGTTTATATGTTGCTACTAGTTCTGAATTCATTTTATGAATAAAGATTAATAAATTATTGTTATGGCTGCGCCCTTGATAAAACCTTGCGCAGAACTCTAAATATTGGTCTAACTCTTCCGCATCAACTTCAAAAGATGCTAATTTTTTCTGCAACTGGTCTGTTATTTTTTCGACTCGCTCATTTTTAACTGACATTTTTTTTTCCTTTTAATATACAATACTCTTTAGAGTTTACCGAAGATATGCAAATAAATCAATTCATATAATATTTTTTTTTGAGTCTTGATCCATACTTGCAAATTCGAGATCACCGCAATTTTTAAATTATGATCTAAAAATTTTTTGATCAAGGCCTTTATTTTTATTGCATTAGTGCACATTTTCAATCTCGTTTTTAGATCAAGCTTCGCTAAATTTCTCTGAAGTTTGTTGCAAACATGAAGTAAAGTATTAAAATTAAATTATGTATTGTATATATAAGGAGGACAATTATGTCACACTTTCCTGTACTAGTAATAGTAAAGAAAGATGAAGTAGTAGCAAATCCATTGCGTGAGCGTGAAGCCGAGGAGTTTGGAGGCATGACACAATTCGCAAATCAGTATATATCTAATAAGGTAGATGAATTATTAGAACCTTACATAGAACATACAGATAATGAGGAGCTACAAAAAGAATATTTTGAGAGAAATTTAGAAATAAATTACTTGATTACAGATGTTCTTAATTTTTATCAAAACGGTGAGACAAGTTTGCTGTGTGAAAAATTAATTGAGGAAAGAGACCGTAGGGTTAATTTCATCAAAAATCACCAAATAAAATCTTTTGATAAAGAAAACAATGGATGGACAGATAGCGAACTTGATAAGGAAATGAAAGACTTTGATGAGCTTTATGAATTATTTAGTTCAGAAAAGTTCATGGCGAATACCGAAAAACATATGAGCATGCTCATTGATGAGTTTGCTAACTCAAATGAAATTGAGAAAACTGCTGAGGGTTGGTGTGATGTATATTATCAAAACCCCTCAGCTCGTTGGGATTGGTATGTCTTTGGTGGTCGTTGGAACAGTATTGGCGATAACGGTTATATAAGCGACCTTAAAGAAGTTCTTAGATATGAGGAAGTAGAGTTCTGGCAAACTCTTTCTTTTCATAAATTTCCTAAACCATGTTTAGCCGAAAATGAAAAAGAACTTGAAGCATGGAAAAAAGAAAACTTGATTGATAATTCAATTATCAAGTCAAGTGATTTTGATTATGAAACTAGAGAACACTCAAATATTGTGTACTACACAAAAGATGAGCTTTTCGAAATCACATCAAGAAAGAAATTAGAGTTTCAATCTTTTCTCACTGATGAGGAGGGTTGGACAGACTATGGCGAAATGGGTTGGTTTGGTTTGTCATCACTTGATGGTATGGAGCATGATGAACGAGAAGCGTTTATCAAAAACACAGACAAACTTATTGATAATATGTTAGAAAAATATATTGAAAATGGCGACTATGTTGGAGTAGTCGTAGATTGTCATATATAATGTCTGACTTATTAGATATGGATGTATGGGTTGAAACATATCAGCCCATGCAAAATCCAAGTAGTAATGATATCTTTTTTGATACCCATGACAAATATTTAGCGACTGTGGATCCTAAACAAATTTGGACTTGGACAGAAGAAGATGGAGTTGGAATTATTCAAGCTGGTTATTGGAGGATTAACAGACTTGCTTACTTTGTTTGCGAAAAGAAGTGGGAAGATGAAGACCTTTGGTTTGAATATTATGATGACAGTACAGAGGAGGAAGAATAATGAAAAAACTATTTGAGGTACATCACAATATAAGTGTATTACCAAGAGAAAACTATCAAGACTATGCAAACAGTATGTGGGTAGAAGCAGATACAGAAAAAGAGGCAGTAGAAATTGTTAATAAAAACTTAATGGACAAGTTCGTATGTCATGTAGAAGAAATAGTTAAGGAGAAAAAATAATGGTTACTTTATGGGTTAGTTTTAATTTTGAAGTACCGTTTAATGTTGATGACCAAGAAGAATTACACGAAGATGTAATGGATTGGTTTCAAAATATAAGACCAGACAATTTACCTTATTATGAGGTAAGAGAAAAAACTAAGGAGGAAGAATAATGTACGAATATGAAAAAGTGGGTAGAGTATCTGTAGATAGTGGGCAACTCGCTGTGGGAGACCCATGCTACACTTTGGCTCACCCTGAAACAATTGGAGATGGTCAACTTAAGTTTAGTGATGACAGAGAGGAAGTTTTACCTGATGAGAGTATCGGAGAACTTAATCAATACACTAAATTTTGTGAAGCTACTATCTTCGGAGATAAACCATACGGTATGATTGATGGAGGAGTTGCATTTAACACTTCTACAACTCATGGTGATGGTAGTTATGAAGTAACAATAGTAAAAGATGATAACGGTAGTCAGATAGGTATGTATATCGATTTAGATGGTAATGACCGAGATATCCAAGTATTCGAACCAAAGGGAGATGAGGGCGAGTTTTATGGATAAAAAAACAAAAAAATATTTTGTAGCTGTTAAGCAAATGCAATATTTTGAGTTAGAGGTCCTAGAAGAAGATTTACCATTAGATGAAGATACTTTTTGGGATAAGTATTACAATATATCTGACTGTGACCTTGATAGCACTATCGAGGAAATGGAAGAGCAGAAGATAATACAAATTTAGCGTTTAAGGATCTGTACGCTCCCTTTGAGGTACGATACGAGAAGAGACCAGCTGGCCGCCCAGCTGGTTTCTTTTTGGATTTTTTGATCATGAATTATTTTTTATAGCATTATGTCGCATTTTCAATCTCATTTCGATTCATCTATCTCCTTAGATCTTTTTTTTTAATCATTAGTACTCATTTTCAATCTCATTTAAGATTTGCATATCGGCTATATTCAACTAATATATAGGTATGTATTGTATTAAAAAAGGAGAAAGAAATGGGATATAACACAGCAATGAATGTTGCTCAAATATTAGGCCTTGAAGAGGGTTTAAAAGCACACTTTAGAGGCAATTGTTATCCACCAATACCTTTAGCTATGATACCAGTAGCTAAAGAGGTAATTCAAAATGTGGTACAAGGAGAAATAGAAAGAGACTCTAGTTACCTGGATATCATGATTCAATTACCAAAAATGGAAGATGGCTTTCAAATAGAGTTTAGAGGCAGCGATAAAGTACGCACCGAAGATGCTCTATATGGTTTACATCTAGCTGCATTTGTTGACTCAATACTTATGGAGGAAGAGTAATGGATAAAGAAAAAGAAATCTACCACTTTGTTGAATTTAATTTCAGCATTGCTAGTAGAGGTAAGAACAATGATGAGTTAAGAGAATATGCAGTAAATGAATTGGTGGAAGACCATTACGACATATTCAAAGACTTAATTAGAAACCCACAACATGCAGAAATTGGGGAACAGATAGATGAAGCTGAACTTCAAGATTACTTTTGGAATTTGGAGGAAGAGTAATGGATATTCAAGATATTCAAATGCAATTAAGTGAAACTATCAATTCTTCTATTGAAAGTATAGAGGTTATGGGTAAAGCTCGTTTCTATGACGAGTTTGACTTTCCTAAAGAATGGCACAATGCTGATGAACTTATTGATTTTATCGCAGGAAGTTCAAGAGGCGACAGCGAAATAGACTTTGAGGTAGGTTTTCTCAAAGGTCTTGAGTTCGCATTAAGGATAGTGATGAAATGAATTATCGTAAAAAGTTTCTTATCCAGGTAGACACGGATAATGAAAGTCTAGATAGTGACTTTATCGATGCACACTTTGAAAGTTGGATAGATGAAAATAACCCATCTAATTTCCGCAGCATTTCTAAACAGGAATTAACTAAAGCTTTTCAAAGTGAATGTATTAGTTGGTTAAACGATTTAGGTATCGGTATAGAGTTTCTTTGGGAAGAATCTTAAATATTAGAAACATTAAGTCACACTTTTAGTGTGGCTTTTTGTTTTGCATCTATTTTTTTTGACATTATCGCACATTTTCAATCCCATTTTCAATAGATCTATATATGCTTATTTGCTGATCAGCTGATCTTTAATATCCATTTCTAATCTAATATATTCATCTAATATTTCATCAGTTATCTCTTCAGGGCTGTAATAAACCTCATCATACATGCCGTGTTCCCAATAAGATATATCTAAAGATCTATTTAAAGGTCTAAGTTCAAACCAACTATTGTAATCAACTACTGCTTTTCCTGAATCAATAAGTTTATCTAACATATGATCGGATTTACAAAATTCCGCAGCATTAAAAAATTTCTTTTCTTTATAGGTAATTTCTGTAATTCCGTAACACCACATTTCCCAAGTCAAACCTTTATGCTTGTAGATAGCAATAGGGTATTCTTCTCCATAATAAAACATTGGATCTTGTCTTTTTTTGTTATATAAGTGTGCATAATAAACTATCATTTATTCCTCCTCATCTATTGGGTTTATATCTTCGAAGTAATATTTATATTCTTCCTTAGTAGGTATATTATTTTCAACAGTCATACCTAACTCAACAAAAAAACTACCACTTGAACATATAATATTAGGGCTTGATAAATCAATATCCCATATATCATCATCTTGTAAATCTTCATTTTTAACCATTAATTGAAATGATAAATCTACATCAAGATAATCTTCTAACTCTAGTTCTGTACAACTTTCTTTTATATCTTTCATTAATTCTCTTAATGTCATTATTCCTCCTCTTGAGCTATAAAAATCTCATAATATATACTGTTTACAACGGATATATACCCTGTTTGATCGTACTTGCTTATATCAATTTCACTAACAAGATTTCTAAAATGAATAACTTGTTCTTGCAATAAGGTGTATTCATTTTCCATAAAATCTGTTGTTTGAAAAATATCTGTCATTATTCCTCCTCTAAATGTGAGTTATCGCCCTCTTCAAACTCCCAACCTTGATGTTCTACATAATAAACATCTACACTTCCTGCGTTGTGGAATTCTTCGATGGCTGAATCTATATTATTTACATCAGGTATTTCTACCGTATATGATTCAGAAACAATCATGTAGAAACCCTCTTTGTTATCGCTCATCAGAAGCCAACTCTAAATCGCCTCTAATGTATCCACTAGAGTTCATTTCAGGGTCTCTTGATATGTATATCTTGAATTCCTGTCCAATTTCATCAGAAAGAGTCAGCATCACGAAATCTGTTTCTTCTCCTGTCTCTTCTTCTTCGAAGCTCGGATCGGTTACTGAACGAAAGTCAGAAATCAAGTATTCAGCTTTCGTAATTGTTTTACCAACTAATAATGCAATCTCTTCAGGTGCATTAATATTTTGGTTATGCTTTAGTGGTTTATCAGAACGGTATTCACTATATACATACCCCTCACTAAACTCACTATCTTCTCTATATAATAGTTCTTTCATTGAACCTCCTAATTGTCAATAATTAATTATAAACAGAATTTGTATTATTTGCAAACGAGTGATATGCTTGTTTTTCTATGAGTCCTGGTATAGTTGTAAATGACAATCAAAGGAAAGGAGAAAGATGTTTGATTTTATCAGCGCCATCTTAAAAGAGATGCGTAAGCAGCGTAAATAGATCTTAAGCTGCAAAAGCTAGATGCTTAATTAAAACATGGCTGCAAAGCTTTTTTGGCCGAGCAGCTATGTTTTTTGTCATTATGACTCATTTTCAATCCGATCTATTATGATCTATTTTCAATCCCATTATTATTCATTTTCAATCTCAATTGCAAACCAATGATTTGCATTAATTATGAAACCTGGTATATTTATACTATTGACAGAAAAGGAGCCAAAATGGTTAATTTTAAACAGGCTGCTTCTGATCTAGAAGATAGATTCGATGAAGATGAGATTCTGGAGATCTGGGAAGTTTTCAAAGAAAACTATGATCAGAAAGAAACTTACTGGGAGAATTTTGCTGCCAGCGTCTTCATGGGGACTCAGAAGCAATGTGATGACTATATTTATAGTTATTGGTCAGATGTGGCGGAGATCCCAGAGCACCTGGAATGGTATATAGATGAAGAAGCGGTGATCAGGGATGCCAAAATAGACTGGCGCGAGGAGTATGTAACGGACTCAAAGGGACTAGAAAGGATCGTTACCTGGAGAGGCTTTTGATCGCTCCTAACGCAATACATGTAGATCCAGCTGCGCAAGCAGCTGGGTTTATCTTAAATGATGCTGTATTTACTCATTATCTGGCATTTTCAATCCCATTAATAGTGATTTTCAATCCCATTATTGCTGGTTTTCAGTCCCATTATTAGGCGTTTTCAATCCCATTATTAGAGATTTTTAATCTCATTGTTAGCTATTTTCAATCTGATGGTATAGTAGAGATATCTATTATCTCTCTCCTTAAATGAGTAACAATAGATCCAAGGTAAAAGAAAGCCCCTGTTAAAAGGGGTTTTCTTGTCGACAAGAGTTATAGATTTTCTTTTTCGTCTTCTAAATCAAAAAGTTGATCAAGTATTTTTTGGCGTTCTTCTTTATATTTTTTATAAAGTTTTTCTAGATTTTGATTTTCTCTTTTCATCTTAAAATCTAACATTTGTTGATATGCTTCTTTATGTTCTTTAGTAACTTCTTTTACATCAACAATATTTAAATAACCTTTGCGGATTCTGTGCATTTCCCATTTATGACCTAAATAAATTAATTTAGACTCATCAGTAATCCCTTTGTGATCTTTTAGATAGTTTTTATAATCAGATAAATTATCAATGTGTTCAACACCTCTTGGGCAGTAAATAAGGTGTGTGTACATAACTTCATCTTTTATTGGTGTAACAACTGTGTCGCCCACTGCAAATTCTCGCCAACAAGCGACACATTTACCTTTTTTCTTAAGGGTTCTCGTTACCCAATCAGTCTTTTTTTCCATCTTTATAAATAGAACTTAATTCAGCTTCCATAAATTGATCTTTTACTTTGTAGTGAAAGTCACGATGAAAAATACTTCCGAAAGTTTCTGTTTCTTTCACATTATCAAAAGTGTAATGAACATATTTATGAGTTTGTTCTAAGTCTTTCATTTGTGCATAAAAGCCAGGAATTTCATCTTTCCAGTTTGAATTACCATAATTATTAAGTGCCCAATACTTATATAAATTAGCCTGTGCCCATTCTTCTAACAAAAATCTAAAATCTAATGGATTGCTCCAAAAATGTAAATTTTCACTGTTGCTGTTTCTTCCTAATGATTTCCAGGAATAACTAGTTCCGTTAAATTCAAAAGAATGTTCTATTCTCATCCACTCTGGGTGAGTCAGAATCATGTCACTATTTACATAATTAAATGGATAATATACTATGCAATCTTTTGGTACATGAATATAACTTTTATCACCGTTAAGGTTCTCTCCACCTCTTGATGGAGTATAGAATCTATCTTTTGGACCTAAAACTAAACAAGTAGAAAACTCCTTGTTTTTATCGTCTACTAAAAATCGTAGATTATTTTTTGTTTTCATAATTATCCTTTCAGCATTTCTATAAGCTCACTTGCTTTTGATTTGCTTATCTCACCTTGATTTATACTTGCAAGCAAAGAAACATCTTGACATATTTCATGCTCAAGATTTTTATTTATAAGTACTTTAAGATAGTTGACTTGTTTCTCTGTTGCCATCATTTCAACCTTAGAGTCACTTACTTGAGAAGAACTGGATTCAGATGTCGAATTGAAATTATTTTCAATTTGAATACCATCCATCTCTTCTTTTGGTGTAGGTTCGTAACCTGCAATCTTAACTATTGACGATAAAGCCATTCTTAAAGCTTTACCACCTGCTCTAGTTTGAGCCATAGACATCAAAGCAAAGTTATCTTTGTCTGACCAGTTTCTTTCGGATTTCATACAAAGTGCTTCTCCAGCACCTCTTGTATTACCTATTGCATCTTTTGCTATTACTCTTGCTTTGAAACCGATTACAACTCCGTTGTCATCTTTGATTTCTTGAGTCCACTCAGTCTGAGGCGTTATTGCATTAGGCAGCATTGAGCCTAAAAACTGCCAACCCTCATACATCATGTATTTTTTACCCTGTATCATTGCATAAAGTTTTTGATCTTCAACAATATCTACAAGTTGTTTTGAGTATTGTCTTGAATACTCTATAAATGAAGCAGGATCTGTTGTTCCAAAAATATTGTTGTTATTTATTGGGACAATATTGTCATCTTCTACTGAAACTAATTCAGCTTCAGTAACAATTTCTTCGGCTTCATCTCTACTTTCTTTTGGTACTTCTACCATTTTTTTCTCTCCTTCTCTATAGTAAGGTATTTGTCTCCAACCATATTTGCCAAAGACAATATCCATGTTGTCACGCCATGACATATTAAAGTCTGGGTGTGACATATTTTATAATTCAACACCTGTCTTATTACGACCAGTTGCGTTAGCCCAGTCTATAACAGATTTTCTTTTCCAGATCCTTACTTGACCACCACTTACTAGGCCATCTGGTTCTGGAAATTGTTTGCGTTGCTGCCAAGAACTAACAGTTTGTCTTGAATACCCAAGCTCTTTTGCTATTTCTTGTACACCTAAAGGTTGATCTTCAACAACCCATGGATTACTTTTATTCATCTTTCTCCTTTATAACTTGATATTTGCATATCAAGTGTCTACTATAATGTGCATATTGGTATAAGCCAACAAGTTGTAAAGAAAAATAAGGAGAGAAGATGAACACTGGTTGGGAGTGGCCAACACAGGCTAAAAGAAACATCAAAAAAATGCCATCAGGTAAATGTATTCACAAAGCTGAATATATGGAAAATGGTTATAGATTTGGCGATAGAGATGAAGATTTACTTTATTGTCCAAACTGCAACAGAAATTTCGATATTTTTGATATATTCAGTGACATTTAAATGATTGCTGAATGCTTAATTTTTGTTGCTAGTTTTTATGTACAAGAACTACCAACAGCCACTGAAATGAAAGAGGTAAAGGTATGTCTGGAAGAAATTCCTACAGCCCTGTACGATGACATACCTTACCTCGTAGAGTTTTTTGACGAAGAAAATTTATATACTGCATTAAGAATTGCTTGGTGCGAGAGTCGTGGAAAATCAACAGCTTATAGATCTAGCGCTGACGATAGTGGTATTTTCCAATTCATACCAAGAACATGGCGATGGATTTATGAAATGTATGGTGTCCCTGAATGGGATACTTGGGTTATTATGAGATTTGGTAGACCACATTTAGAAGCAGACACAGTTTACAAAACTGATTTTGGTTTTGAGTTTTTGCCAGTTCAATATAGTCCTTATTGGAATATCAAGGCAGCAAGTCATTTGGCTGAAGATATATATGGTAAAACTAGATGGGATGACTGGAATTCAAGTAAATGGTGTTGGGAAGATGAAGAAAAATGGAGAAAAAAATGGAAGTCAGAAAATTAGGTGTTGGACATAATAAAAGACAAAAGAAGTATAAGAATGATAGAGTTTGCAAAAATAAAAATTGTAAACAAGTTTTAAACTCTTACAATCCAAAAGATTTTTGTTATTTACATCAAAAAGTTTCTTACGGAAGAATTCGTGGTCATGAAATAATAGATTTATGACAAATCAGAAAAAATTAATTTTTAACAACTAAAATTAATTTGTGAGTTATAAAAAACTTAAAGAAGGGACTGATGAATGGTGGGAACAGAAAATAAAAGATGGGATAATAAAATGCAGACCAGGTCAAGGATCTTGTATGTTTTGTCTAATAAAATTGAATTCATCATTACAAATCTGTCAAAAATGTTTAGCCCAGTTGTAAATAAAATTATAGAAATACAAAATGAAAAAAAGAAAAAAAAATTATTAGAAAAAAAACAAAGACAACAGGAATGGGTTATGAATTCAATTCAAGAAATTAAAAGAATATTTCCAGAAATGGTAGAAGAATAATGACCTCTTGGAATCCGTGGGAATCATTTTTTGAAGACGATGAAGATTATGTGCCAATGCAGGATGATCTTGAATTTGACGAAAAATTGGCTGATGAAATAAGAAAAAAAATAGAAAAGAACAAATATAAATATAAAAAATTTGAAAGAAGAGATTTTTTTAAAGTTTCACCTGAAGAATTTATTAAAAATTTGGATAGATTTATTGAAATTCAGGACATAATAGAAGATATGAAGAAAAAAGTAAAAAGTAATGATTCTTTTGATTGGTACAAAGATTTTATTGAAGCAATAGATAAAAAGAAAAAAAAATACAAACTTGAAGTCGATGATCTATCTTTGCTAGAAGCTGCACAAGAAGTAGCAACAGAAGGTCCAAATGGTTCTTCCTATGTAGAGTGGTTAGAAGAATTTAGAATGAGAGAAGACGGAGGGCACTCAGAAATAGAATTTTTAAAATTACTTGACGCTATGGGTCACTACAGGGACAAACTTGAGCTTATTGACAACCCTCAAGATCTTTTGGACTTGTAGTATTATTAGAAATTATGTCGGATTTTAGTTTTGAAAGAATAGAAGAAGAAGTTTGTGACTTCTGTAAAGCAAGTCCATTTGTAGATTGTGCAATAGATTGTCCTTGTAATTTTGCTGAATTTGGGACTCACATACCAGAATCTTTAAGAGGAATGATAACAATGGAACTTTTAAAACAAGCAGAGTGGATTTATGAAAAAAAACAAGCTGACTGGATGGACAGAATGCTTATTGAACGAGTTGAAAATGTAATGAGCGATTGGCCTACATTTATAGGATTTGTAGAAGTTTTACGAAGATTAAATTTTTTCAAAGATGTAGATGACTTAATTCAATTTATTAAGTATCCTACAAAAAGAGAACAAATATTTTTATTGTGGACTGAATGTGGAACACCTATCACAGAAGGTACTAAATCCTGGGATATGTTTGTGAAAGCAGTTTTGAATTTTAAGGAGGAGGAAAAGAATGGCAGGTCGAGTACCTAATAAAAAACCTGATAATTTCGATATAAGACCAGATGAAACTTATTCTGACTGGAAAAGAAGAAAATCAGAAGAAAAAGGTTTGCAAGGTATGGGGCAGAAAAATAAAAAAGATACTTCATCTTGGTCTGAAGCACAAAAGCGCGGTAAAAGATCTCGTAACAAAGGTATGCGTAAACAAAATGAAGCAAGAAAACAGCTGCGTGTACCCAATGCAAGATTTAGATCAAACATGGGTAATGAAGAAAACTGGCGTGGTAATTTAAGATTTGAGGTAAAAGCAGGGAAACAGATACAAAGTATCTGGAATAAATTTCTTGATATGGAAACTCAAAGTAGTAAAAATTTAGCAACATTTGGTTCTGATTCAAAACCTTTTGTTGGAATATTAAAACCTGATGGTACAACTGATGGTCTTGTAATGTTTAGGATAAAAGATGTTGAGAATGTAGTACTAGGTTTTGTTTTAAATTGGGAGGAATATGATGAATGATTTTCCTTATGAATATCTAGATCATGTAAGCAAAATAGAAATTATTGAAGCTCAAGCAAGACAATTAGAAATAGAACATTTTTCTTTGTCACTGATTGAGCCTTCAAAATTAGGAAATACAGATCAACATGTTGCTTGGCGCGCACAAAAAGTTAATTTAGAAAGCGCAATTATGAAAGTCAGAGAAATGTTACAGAGAGTAAGGGAGGAAGAGTGATAAATAAATTTAAAATTTATAGTATGGACAATGAAGAAATCATAGAAGATATTTATGGTTTTAATATTCTGGAAGAAGAGGAGTAACTGATTATGATTATGTCTGGAAAAAAAATAGAAGAAAAAGATAATTTTGATGAGACCTATGGTTGGGATGATTTGGATGAAGAATTATGAGAGATATGATTTGGGAAATCGCAAAGAGTTGTGATGAAAGTTTGGATAACACAGAATTAAATCTGCTTAAAGATCCAGAAGATTTATTTATTGCTAGAGGTTTAAGTATAGAAGCAAAAGATAGCACATATAAAATTAATAAATTTGTGGACAATAAAATTGCAAATGATGTATCAGAAAATGGTGCTATAAAGATTGGTGAATTTGTTTTTAATTTTTCAAAAGGATATAAAACAGAATCACAAGATGTTAAAAAATTACTTCAGTGGGCAACTAACAAAGAGTTATCAGAAGAATCCTTGAATAATCTTATTTCTTTAGTCGGTCAAAATTTTGTCCCTAAGCTAAGAGGTTTAGATGCAGTAGCAAATAATAAAGGTATGGATAAGCAATTAGCAAGAGATACTTTTACACATAAAGAGTGGGATAAAGAACCAAAATTACAGGTTATAGATACAAAATTACCTAATGCACCAAAATGGGCGAGTAAGTTAAAAGAAATGGAACGAAGGTAGTGGCTGTAATACCTATCGTTCTATTTCATGATAGAGCTTTGTTACAGAGCGATAAAGAATGGTGTTATGCAAGTGAGTGCACTATAGCCTGGGTAGATGAAGATTCTTTAGTTGATGATAATGATGAACCTGTAAAGCAAAACAAATTAGATAAAACAATCATAATGAGTAAAGAAAATTTATTTCAATTAATTGATAAACCACAAAACCCTCAAGGTTTTTTTATAACATGAGCAGCGCAAAAGAAGATAGAAGAAAAGGTTTTGATAAACAAGAGAGAGCAAGGAAGCTTTTAAAAGTACCTGACAGAGATTTCTGTGCGTCAAATTTAGATGAGGAGTTATGGAATAGTGAAGTACAATTTGAAGTTAAAAGCGGTAAACAAGTAGATTCATTATCAAGTTATTTTTTTAGAATCGAACAAGAAAAAGATCGCAAAATAAAAATTACTAAAGGGATGACAAACTCAAAACCATTCGCTATGATATGTATGCCAAACGGAACAGGCGATGGACTTTTAGTCACAAGACTATCTGATCTTGAAAGAGTCGTCTCTGGTCTGTTACAAAATTGGGAAAAGGAGAGTAAAATTGGCTTGGATCAAGAGTGATGAATCACTATCACAACATCCAAAAGTTGACCAACTCGCTGAAACACTTGATGTTAGTTCAGTAGAAGTAATAGGTCATCTTCACTATTTATGGTGGTGGGCATTATCTTATTCGCAAAGTGGTGATTTAACACGATATGAAAAACGAGTAGGTAAAGCAGCAAAATGGACAGGGGATAATGATTTTTTTGTAGAAAGTCTAATTGACTGTGGTTGGTTAGATAGAAAAGGTAAAACTTTAAAAATCCATGATTGGAATGATTATCATGGTGCTTTGATGGAGAAAAGAGAAAAAGCTACAGAGCGTAAAAGAAAAGAAAGAGTTAAAAAAGATTTAGATACACAAGATTATGATAGAAAAGAAATTTTTAACACTGTTATAGAAGTTACTACAGGTAAATCATACTCAGAAGTATCTAATGAAATGACAACTGACTCTTATCAAAGATACAATAGCTGTGTAACACAGTTAATTGAAGTAAATGCTGATGAACAAGAGATAAGACGAAGAGCAATGAATTACTTCATAAAATATGGAGAAAGACCAACTGCAAAAGCTTTGGTTTTTAATTGGTTAAATCTTGATGTTGTTGTAACAGAAGACGCAAGAAAACAAAACAAAAAGAAAGCTCAATCAATGCAAACAGATTATGAATTGCAAAAGTGGGCTGAGGAGGTTGATAATGATAAAAAAATATAGAGTATCAGGTATCTGGCATAGAAATTACTTTGCTAAAAATATGACTGAAGCAAATAGAATTGCTCAAGAAGATCTCAAAACATTTAAAAATCAAAATATAAATTTTAATGTTAATAAAATAGATGAGGTGGAAGATTGACAGCTAAGGAGTGGCAGCAGACTGTCAGAGTCATGAAATTAAAGTGGCCTAATTTTCATTGGTCTGATGATCAAATTAAATCTGCTTATGATTCTCTTAAAACAATTGATGTTAGGTTTGTAGAAAGAGCTATAGAACAATCTTTTAAATCAGGTGTAGATTTTGCACCAAATGCAAGTAATATTTATGCAAGTGCTATGGAGATACAAAGATATGAGTGGAATGATCCACATGTTGCACAATTACAAAGTCCAAAAGGTAGTTTGAAAGATTACTTATTATCAAATGGCTATGAAAGTTTTGTGCATGCAATGTATGAATCATGTAAAAAAAGATTTGAGAATGGTACGCAAGAACCATATGAGATTGATTCTTATGATTATACAAAATCATGGAATGAGGTAAAAGCAGACTATTCTCAAAAATATGGAGGTCTTATGACAAAAATATTCACCGATGATAAGGAGGTAGAAGATGGCGTTTCCTAATGAAGTTACTATTAGTGGAACACTTTGTAATGTAGAAATGAAACAAGCTGCAAGCGGTAATTTTTATACAACTGGTGGTTTAAAAATTTATCAAGGCAAAGATAAAGAACCAGCCTGGTTAGATGTTGTTGCATTTAACAATGAAAGAATTAATTTAGCTGATTACATAGCTGATAGCTTTGGTGCAGGTGTGAATTCTTTACCAGTGATTGTAAGAGGAAAGTTAGAGCAAAGCGTTTGGGATAAAGAGGATGGCACAAAAGTAAAACAAAACAAAATAATTGTAGATGAAGTTGCTGTATCTTTGGTGTTTGGACCTGTGGGCATGAGAGATCAACAGCCTGCTATTCCTGAAAGACAAGTTGAAGTACCATTCCCTGACGCAGAAGAACAATCAGATTATTCTACAAAAGATACTGATTTACCTTTTTAATGATTCAAATATCTTATATACCGTTATTTGAAATTAAAGTTGCTGATGTCAATCCCAAAGATCATGACATTGGAGAAATATATATTTCTATGAAAAGATTTGGTTTTACTGAACCAATAATTAAAAATGAAAAGACTGGTAAATTGGTTGCAGGTCATGGTAGATTAGAAACTCTTAAAATATTAGAAGGTGAGGATATAACAAAACCACCTAAAAATATTGATTTAGATGAAGATGGTAATTGGTTAATTCCAGTTGTTACTGGTATAAGTTTTGATAATGATGATGAAGCAAATGCTTATTTATTGGCTTCAAATAGATTAGTTGAAAAAGGTGGTTGGAAACCAGAAGAACTTGTAAACCTATTAGAAGATATTGCTGTAAAAACAGAAGATTTATCTGGTACTGGTTTTGATTTAGATGATCTAGAAAACTTGCTTGGTGATATGGAATCAAAAATATTTGAAGAAGAAGAAATAGAAGAAGATGAGGACGAGACAACAGTTAGATTTAAATTTGGTAGATATAAATTTGGTGTTGACGCGGAACATTTTTATGATTGGGAAACAAAAATATTAGGAGATTTAGGAACAAATTCGCCTCAAGAACTTATTGAATGGATTAAAGAACAGTTACATTTAAGGGGCTGATAGGTTTAGAACTTATGGTTATTTCCCAATTCCCATAAGTTTACGAGGGTTCGACTCCCTCCAGCTCCACTAGAACGAAGAAAAAAAATACTAAATGTAGTAATTAAGTATAAGCAATACTTTGTTCTAAATATTGATGGGAGATATGCAATATTTGAAACTGACTAGTTGTAAATATAAGCAGCATACTGGGGGATTATGAGTCCCCCACCATCAAGTTAAGGAGAGTTATGACATACATTCCGATACCAGATAGTTTTATACATCCTAGATCAAATCAACCTGCAAAAGGTCACTCTGGAAGAATGGCAGAAATAAAATTTTTTCATGTTTTTAAATATTTAATTGATGAAAAAGTAAGATGGGCTACAAAAAAAGAAAATATATATAAAAAGTATGATGTTGTAAGTTCAAACAAAAAATATGGAAAAATGGACATAAAAGCTGAAAAAGATGCTCTTGATAAAGGAACGATATGGGTAGAGTATCAAAATGGTGACGGACATCCTGGTTGGATATTTGGAGAAGCTGATTACATAGTTTTTGATTTGTACAGTAAATTTATTTTTGTAAGCAGATTATTTCTTTTACAAAAAACAAATATATTGACTAAAGATTATGTTTTTATACAAGATCAACAAGAAAGAAATAATTATGTACCAAAGTATAAAGCATTATATAAACCTTACAGAAGACCTGAAAGATTAGATATACTGACAAAAATTAAAACAGAAGATGTTTTAGATTGTTATGCTTTTGAACTTTCTATACCAGAACAGTTTCACAATGAAATGTATAGAACAAACAAATAGTGGAGTCTAATCTATAACTCT